GCGGGCGGTCATTGTCCAGAGTGTAACGGCTCAGGAATGAAAGTTAGAGTAAGCCCTATGGGTACTTATCTTCTAAGACCTAAACAGGGGCAAGATGAGGGCGATACTTCATTTACTAACCCTGTTGAGTACGTTAGCCCTGACCGTAATATCTTAGACTTTGTAAAGGAACTAGCTAAACAATACTTTAACGATGCTAGGTCTATTCTGCATATTCACACATCTAACTCAGAGGTGAAGGGTAGCGAAGATATGACTGCTACGGGTATGGCTATTGACCAAAAGGCTAAGTTTGCATTTGTTCAGCCTATCTCAGATCAGGACTTTGATATTTACCAATTCTATCTAGACTTGTTTGCTGATTTAAGAGGTGAGGAATCTGCTAAACTTACATACCCTAAGACATTCGACTTCTTAACGGAGGCTGACATTCTAAGTGATATTGCAGTAGCTAGGGCAAGTAAAGCTCCAGCAGCTATTATCCACAGTTTGATATACCAATTCATCGACAGAAGATTCCATAGCGAAGGCGAAAAAGCTAAAGCCATAGAGGTACTTATTGCTGCTGACAGATTGCTAACGCTGACTAGCGATGAGATAATCCAAAGAAAGGCGCAAGGTGCTATAGATAACTGGGAGATAGTTCTACATGATTCTGGATTGAAGTTCATTAACGACTTAATCATAGAAGATGCTAACTTCTTAAACTTGGAGCTTACAGAACAAGTAGCCAAGCTAACAGAATTGGCTAAGTCAACTGCTCCAAACCCATTAGCGGGGCGTACTCAAGAACTTACAGATAGGTTGATCGGTGGCTGAGTTTTCAAAGGAAATAAAAGCCCTAGTTAGCGAAAAGCTAAACAGATTGGAAAGTGTACCTAACGCCTTCCTTTCTAGTATGGAAAAGATACAAAGAACAAAGTTCAAAGATGTAGTTAGTCTTTTGGATATGCTAGACTATGAGGGCGGTTCTTTGGTTGTTTCTGAGGCTAACTTACTTAGAGTTGAGGCGTTAGTTGATGAGATAAAAGGAGTGCTTACGGGTTCTGAGTTTGAAAAAGCTCTAGGTGGTTTAATGGGTGAGTTTGAGCAACAAGCGGTATTGAATTACGCTTACTTTGAAACGGTAGATGCAGCCTTTGCGATACCTCAGATTAGTTCAGCTATTGTAAAAGAAAGGCAAGCGGCTACTATTGCAAGTTTACTAGATAGCACAAACCAATACCTAAGTAACCCTACTAGGGAGGCTATAGCTAGTTCGATTCAGTCAGGTGGTAGCCGTCAAGACCTTATAGATACTTTGCGCTTATTAGTGCAAGGCGATAAAGATATAGATGGTAGGTTACTAAGATCTACTAGGCTAATTGTATCTGATGCTTTCGCGCTAAATGATGCAGCAGTTAGCGAGTCGATAGCCGATAATCTAGGGCTAGAGTGGTACTTTTATACAGGCGGTACTATGGACACTACGAGATGCTTTTGCAGAGAAAGAAACGCTAAGTTTTATCACAAAACAGAAGTAGAAAAGTGGGGTGCTCTAGATAAGAAAGCACTAGGTAAGTGCTACTCTTCAAAATATGGATGGCAAGGTAGAATGCCTAATACAGATAAAAAGACAATATTCCTAACAAGAGGCGGCTATAATTGCCAACATTCACTACTACCAGTTAGTGAGGAGGTTGTGCCGCCAGAAGTCGTAAATAGAGTTTTTGGAGGTAAGGGGAACAATGTGAAAATTAAAATATCAAACAATAGCGGGTTTGACCTTGATATTAAAAGCATAAATCAGCACGCAAGATTAAAAGCCAATGAATATGGATTAACAGACAATTTTGTTATTGAAATATCTAAAAGTGAAAATGTAGGTGGTGGAGTCTCATTCAAAAAAGTTTCAAATGATTTATCAAAGTTTGATAATAAAGTAGAAATATACACAGACGGAACACTTACGAAAAAACAATATAACCAAATAATAAACCACGAATTAAGGCATGTACAACAAGGTCAATTAGACAGGTTGCAAATGAGAAGAAACAAATCAGGAAGATGGGATTTATATTGGGAAGGAAAGAAATATATGTCTGCGACTGAATACGAAAGGCTTACAAAAAGAATAACAAACCCAAGGCTTTCAGCACCTAAAAGATATGAGGCTTTCAAGAAATACTCTAACCTGCCTTGGGAAAAAGAGGCTTTTGATAATGACGGAACATTTTAAAAATGAAAATATTAGTTGACGTAAATCTTCCAATTTTTGTTATAATCGATGAGGTTAAAAACGGCAATTTAACAGCTAATGATTTAACTGATGAACAGTTGGATTCACTACCAATTGAAGTAAGAAAAATAGCAGAAAATAATGCTTGAAAGTATAATTGATTTCATTAACCTAAAATTAGGGCTTCTTAACTACTTTGAGAAAACCCATTGTTTAAGTACGTTGGTTAAGAATGATGACGGCTTAATTTATCCAGCAGAATACATTTCTAACGGTGACTTTGAGGCGGTTGATTTTGACGCTTACGATGGGGTTAGCTACATTCGTGTTAACGGTGAAATAGATGTTGAGCGAGTAGATCAGAGATACACGCCTAAACCACGTTTAAACGTAACCTTTCCTTTGAGATTAGTTTACGCGGTTAGAAAGGATAAGTTAACTAAAGATGACGCTTATTCGTTTGATAGAGTTAGGGGCTCTTTGGTGAAACAACTAGAAAGCGATTCAGCAGACTTAGCAAATCAATTAGAAGCGGATAGAATAGTAGTAAGCACATCTAACTATATCTCAGATACTAAAGAGCTTTGGGATGAAGAAACCGCAGAAACTGGAACTTTTCAGCCTAAGTACGAGGTTGTTTTTGGTGCTATGGAGGTTAGCGTTACGGTTACAACTAGAGCTGAGTGCATACCTTCTGAGTGCGATGATTTCGAGAGCGATATACTAAAAACTTTCGACTTTTGCAAAACAAACACGCAAGATAGATTAACATCTACTCAGGTCGATTGTTTAACTGATTGGCTTTGTGATGGGTCTGGTAGCCCTGTTACTATACAAATCAACGGGGTAACCTATACTACTGCTCCAGCAGGAACTACATATAACCAAGAGTTTGTTAATACAGATGGTGATGCAGTTGGTACGGCTGCTAACCCTTCGGTAGTTGGTGATTCAACTATTCAAATAAACGGAGTTAGCGCGGGTTCGGTTGTAGCTGAAGGCACGTATAACCAAGGCTTTGAAAACTCTCAAGGTAATACCGTTGGTACGGCTGCTAACCCAAGTATAGCGGGTGATGCAACTGTTACTATAAATGGTGATAGTTTAGGTTCTGAGGGTTCTATCCCTTCAGAAGAATCTAACGATATCACGGTTAATCTAGACGGCTCACCTAGTGGTTCTTGGAACGGTACTAGCTGGGAGGTTACTAGCGCGGCTTGCGATGACGCTACGGTAAACGCTAACGGTGTTTTGGTTAGTAATGTTGCAAGTGGTGGAACTTTAGATATAGATGTTCACGATACCGATAACAATGACGTAGGTACGGTTACAGGTACTGAGATAGAAATAGCAGACACAACTATACGTAACCAAGCTAATGATTTTACAGACACAGAGTTAGCAGAAGGAACTTATACACTAGGACTTCAAAGGGTAATAGATTCTGACGGATCAAATGTTGACACTGTAGATTATAAGCCTATTTCAGATGGAGAGGTATTCACTTGTACGCCTCAGGTTAAAGATTTATCACTATTTTTTGATGTAAAAAATGGAGATAGCGCAATTAGCTCTATTACAATAACATCTAACTCTGCTGGAACTATTGATGCTATTGATAACGGAGGGTTAACAGGTTTGGTCATTGAGGTTAACTCTGTAACTGTTACAGTACCTTTTACGCTAGTTAATACAGATATATTAGATATATCATTTACAACAGCGTCTAGCGATGCAACTATTGAACTAAGTGGAACTTATACGTAATGAGTAAGAAGATTGTATTTTATAATTATTCGTTTAATCCTATAAGTCCAGACTTTGTATCTACTTGGAACGTTGCAAGTGATGGCGAAACGGTAACTTTGCCATTGCTATCGGGTGGATTGTATTCGGGAACAATTGACTGGGGCGATTCTAATAGCGATTCGTTAAGTTATGCGAACAGAGCGCACGTTTACACAACTGCGGGAACGTACACGATAACCATTTCGGGAAGTGATATTCAAGGGTTTCAGTTCAATAATGGTGGAGATAAGGCGAAAATTACGGATGTTAGTAATTGGGGCAACTTAACTATCACAACCAATAAGGCGTTCTTTGGATGTTCTAATTTAATAGTTAGCGCAACAGACGCGCCAACTATTTCGACAACAGATTTACAAAGCACATTTAGAGCAACAGATTTAACGGGGGCAGACCTATCAGATTGGGATGTTTCAAGCGTTACGAACTTTTTAGCTTGTTTTTATCAATCCGATTTTGAGGGCGGAAATGTTAGCACTTGGGATGTTTCAAGTGGGGTTGAGTTTGAATCATGCTTTGGCTTTTCAAATTTTGACGGGGATGTTTCAAATTGGAATTTGGCAAGCGCATCACAAGTTGACTTCATGTTCTACACAACCCCAAACTTCAATTCAGATATAACTATAACAAGTGCGACAACTAACGTAAGATCAATGCTACAAAGAGTACCATCATTTGACCAAGACATTAGCGATTGGAGCGTAACACAAATAACTGGCTTCGGTAATTTCATGGCGGGAGGCGGTATTGGATCACCAACACTTTCTACGGCTAATTATGATGCTTTATTGATAGCTTGGGATGCTCAAGGAGCAATGAGTTACTCAGGAACGGTTAACTTTGGTGGAAGCAAATATACAAGTGGCGGAGCAGCAGAAGCCGCAAGAACAAGCTTAATTAGTAAGTGGGGCGGAATAGCAGACGGAGGAGCAGCATAATTTAACGAGATGAACGAGATACGATACCCTTCAGTTACAACTTATTACATTTGTTTTGATGCACTTAGAACAGAAGTAAAAAGCTACGGACTTGTAGAACCGAACCAAGTCTTTACAACCATTTGGATTTTTGATGAGTTTACAGACAAGGCTGAATGGTTAGCAGAGTTAGCGAACTGGGGAATAGTTCCAGAGTTTGACGAACAAGGAAACGTAGTGTTATGAGTCTACTAAGAGACGCAAATAACAAGATGAGTAGCAAAAGGGTGTCGGGTTACGTTATCCTATTGGTTGTTTTGTTGGCGTTTATTGGAGATTTATTTAGTGAATTAGAAATAAATGAAAGCGTAGCTAATACATTGATAATGTCGGCTGCTGCATTATTAGGAATAGGAACATTTGAGAAGAGATGAGTGGCAAGGAGATCAACATAAACATGGAGGTCGTTAAGTTTGGGGTTGTAGTGGGTGTTAACTTGGTTACGCTAGTTGGTGCTTACTTCAAGCTGGAGGGTACGAGTTCAGAGGCGTTAGAATTAGCTAAAGAGAACGCGGTAACCATTGAAATGATGCAACGCGCAAATATTGAAAGAGACTTAGAAACTGTGAGATTCAGGGAAAACATGACTAATAGAGTTCATAACATTGAAAGTCTTACTCAAGACATACATCACGCTGTTATTGGCGATTAGTGCAGCAGCTCAACACCAGCCTCGTAAAAAGAGAGCTGACTTGACGCGAAAGTACACTAAACGCATTTTAACCGAAATTGATAAGAAAGATAGTTTATCTTTGTGCGAAACAATACGTTTACAAAACGAAATAATTAACGCGATATGTACGGAAAAATTTGCAGAAGATATTACGAAACTCAAACAGAAGGCGAACTCGAACTATACAACGAGGACACGCACGAACTCGAATTCAAGTGTAAAACCTTAGAGTTGCCTTGGTTAGATAATCAGACTAATATTAGTTGTATTCCAGAGGGCTTTTATGACGTAGTACCTCGAACCTCTGCGAAATATAAGAAGCACTTTCACGTTACCGATGTTGAGGGGCGTAGTTTTATCCTAATTCATCACGGTAATTACGCGGGTTCTGATAACCCTAATACTGGGCGTTCAGATATTCGCGGTTGCATCTTGGTAGGAAAAAGCCATATAGACCTAGACGGTGATGGTATTAAAGAGGTAACTAATTCTAAGTGGACTATGGAATCGCTTTTAGAAGTAGCTACAGATGGTTTTGTTTTAGAGATAACTCAATGAACAGGGCTCTAGCTATAACTATAGCGGTGCTTGTATTGGTTTGTTTAGGGCTTTCGATAGCCCTACTCAACACCAAAGATTCAGATACAGTTGAGGGTTACAAAATAGAGCAGCACGAAAAAGAAATAAAGCGGCTGGAAAAAAATATTTTGAATTTTGAAAAAGAAATATTTACTTTGCGGCACGAAAACGATTCATTGAATGAGATTAAACAGAAAGTTAGAACTATCACGATACGTGAAATTGATAGTGTTTATGCTTTGCCTTTTGACGGTAGAGCAGACTTTTGGTCAAAGGAAACCGCCCGCATTGATAGTGTCAGGGTCGGATACGTTGGTAGCAATAACTGAAAAAGACTTTAACACTATTCTATTTGGCTTCAGCTACATTAGAAGCCTCGAAAACAATTCTAATTTAACATCTAAGCAACTATCTAAACAGGATAGTATAAACGCTTACCTATCAGAAGTTCTAGTCTTAGAACGCGCTAAAACGGCTCAAAAGGATTCAGTAATAATTAACCTAGAAACAATAATTGAAAACGAAACCAAAAAGAAGAAAAGAGAAAAGCTAAAAAACACACTAATACAAATAGGCGGTGCTTTGGTGATCGCTGCTGAAACAGGAATAATCACCTATCTAATTTTAAATAAATAAACTATGAGTGCATACCACACTAATGAAGGCGTACGCGAAGAAATAGACCGCCTACTTAAAAGAAACGCAAAAAGGCAAGCTAATCTAGGTATTGATTCCACAGAAGATGAGCTATTTAGAGCTGCTAAACTTTGGGAAGCAGACCTAATTGAAATTGCAAAGCTAGACCCCGAATACGCTAACTCAATACACTTTTCAGAAGATGCCTAACAAAAGAATAAGACTATCACCCGAAGAGTTAGATATTGTTTACGCTTGGAGAGAGCGCGGGCACTTACCTGAGTTATTCGAGCAATGCAAAGCGGCTGGAATTGACGTTAAAGATGTTAAACACTACTGGCACAAAAGCGAAAAGTTCTCAATCTTCGCAAAGAATGGAGGGCAAACTTTAGAAGCTACTTTCGAGCCTATTATAGAAGAGCTTAGAGATTATTCGCCTAAGTTCAAGAAGATTAAAAGAACGCCAGTAGATGACCCTCATTGTCTTATAATAGATCCCTCAGATATTCACGTAGGCAAACTAGCTTCAGTTTCTGAAACAGGCACTAGATACGACATTGACAAAGCGGTTAGCCAAGTTGACGAAGGTATTAACGGTATATTATCAAAGGCTTACGGGTTCAACATCGACAAGGTTATTTTTGTTATAGGTAACGATGCTCTACATATAGATACGCCTAAACGACAAACTACAAGCGGAACGCCTCAAGATACTTCTGGAATGTGGCACGAAGCGTTTGTAGCGGCTAAAGAGATGTATATTAAGGCAATTGAGCAGATACTACCTTACTCAGATGTTGAGGTTATCTTCAACCCGTCTAACCATGATTATATGAGTGGGTTCATGTTGGCTCAGACTATTGAGGCGTACTATCGCAAGTCTAAGAATGTTACTTTTGACTGCTCTATTTCTCACAGGAAATACACGCAATACGGTAATAACATGATAGCTACCTCGCATGGTGACGGAGCTAAATTAGCTGATTCACCTCTGTTAATGGCTACTGAAAACCCTCAGATGTGGAATGATTGCCAGTACCGTTATATCTACCTTCACCACATTCATCATAAGCAAACACATAAGTTTATGAGTGGAAAGGACTTTATCGGTGTAACTGCTGAGTATCTTAGAACTCCTAGCCCTTCTGATTCATGGCATCATCGTAACGGTTATGTAGGTGCTAAGAAAGCTATTGAGGGCTTTATTCATTCGTTTGAGAATGGTCAGGTAGCTAGGTTAACTCACCATCTGTAAACAATTCAACCCCTATTGATTAGACCCCTTCGTAACTGTTGGGGTCTTTTTTTTTTGAAAAGTATTGTCAGTCTAAAAAGTATTATTACATTTGAACCAAATTAAAAAACACATGAAACAATTCATCAAAGCAATTCAAGATTCTAAAGCCAGCCCAGAGGCTAGGTTATTAGCGCAAAAAGTAGTATCTTACCTCAGGTTAGAGAGCAATGTAACACTAGACGTAGATCGTGCTACATTTGAAGAGATACAAGAGATAACAGGCTACAAGGTTAACGATACATGGGATTGGAAATGGATAGCTATCTATGACGAGTACCACGAAAACAGAGTAGACATTCAATATAGAGATTACCAAAACCTAATATTCAACTAAAATGAACGAAACACAAAAACAACGATTCAAGGTCTTAGCAGAAGAAAACAATCTAACTAAAGACCACTTCTTTAAAGCTCCACAGGGCTACGTAATTATCACTAGACAAGGTATCGAACGTATCCAAGCGTATAGAGGTATTCGCGTTAAGTATGACATTGTAAGCCTATCTGATGACCTCAAGTATTGCGTAGTTAAGGCTTACGGTGAGATGGCTCAGAAAGACGGTTTGCCTATGCTTATGGAGACTTACGGTGAAGCTAGTCCAGAGAACGCCAAACAAAAGTATAAGGTAGCTATGGCTGAGAAACGTGCGCTATCGCGTGTAGTTTTAAAACTTAGCGGGCTATATGAAATAGGCGTATATTCGGAGGATGAAAGTGACGATTTCAAAAGAGCTTAATGCTATGTTTGACGAACTACTAGAGCAGAGAACAGATGAATGGTTTAACCAAAGATTAGGGAAGTTCACCGCTTCCCGCTTTGGTGACCTAATGACCAATTCACGAAAGAAGGGCGTAGAGCTTAGTGCTACGGCTATGAGCTACATTTACGAAAAAGCCGCAGAAAAGCTAACAGGTCAGCGTAATGAGTTTACGTCTACTGCTATGGAATGGGGTACTGAGAACGAACCTATTTGTAAGGCTTATTACGAAGAGCTTAAAGGCTGCAAGATTGAAGAGATGCCCTTTGTACTTATTAACGAGTATTCGGGCGCAAGCCCTGACGGTATGGTGGATGGTGAGAACATCGAAATCAAATGTCCTTACAACACAACCAACCACCTAAAGACAGTATTCGAGGGTTATATAGATCCTAAGTATATGTGGCAAATGCAAGGGCAAATGATGGCTACTGGTGCTATTGTTTGTAGATTTATTAGCTTTGACCCTAGAATAGAAGATGAACGCTTTAGGCTTGCTGAGATTCGTGTAGAAGCGGACTTTGAGATGCAAGAGAAGCTAAGAGAGCGTTTAGCTTTGGCAAATGAAACACTTAAAAACATGATGCAATGAACGACCCAAAACAAGTAATTAAAGGGCTTATGAAAAAAGCCGAAAAGAACAACTCCATCAATTCGCTATTAGATATTAGTCAGCAGATAGCGGGCTGGATGGTGTACGTATCAGAATTGGAAGGTATAGCCTTTCAAGGATACCAAGAAGCTGAATATGCCAGAAAGAACTTCGAGGCACTCTATATCCAAAAGTCAGACGAAAGCGCAACAAAAGCTAAAGAGTTAGCTATTATAGAAGCGTCTGAACTTAGAGAAGTAGAAACGTCTATGGAAGTTGAACACAAACAATGGCAAATCTTTAGAGTTACAGTAAGGGAGTATCTCGAAAGTCTCAGACAGAAAATTAGTTACCTTAAATTAGAAAACCAAACACAAAAACTAACAGTATGAACGTATCAGGAAAAGTTTACAAGGTATTGCCGCTACAAACATTCGAAAGCGGTTTCACGAAAAGAGTAGCAGTAATTGAAACAGAGGGTGAGTACCCTCAGAAGCTACCAATTGAGTTCTTAAAAGACAGGACAGTGATGCTAGATAACATTACAGAGGGTCAGCTCGTAACGGTTGAATATGACCTAAGAGGCTCAGAGTGGAACGATAAGTTCTTTTTAAGCGCGGTTGCTTGGAAGATTGACGCTAAGACTAGCCCATCTATGGATAAAGCCGTAGAGGTAGTTAAAGAGGGGTTAGGTGCTGAAGTAGTAGCGGAGGTTGAAGATGATCTGCCATTTTGAAAAAGCACACTAAAATTTACTTCGAGGGTATGGGGTTTGATAAAACAGACTTCATACCCTGTGAGGTATGCTCTAAACGCGCGACCGATATACATCATATAGATGCTAGGGGTATGGGTGGAGACCCTCAGGGTAAAAAAGATACCTTAGATAACCTTATGGCACTATGTCGAGTATGTCACGATAACTTCGGTGATATTGTCGATTTTAAACCGTATCTTCGTAAGATTCATAAGATGAATATTGAGACGCGCGGCTAGAACTGATAAGAACCAAACTGAGATAGTAGCAGCCCTTCGGAAACGTGGGGCTGTTGTTCTTATTACTAGTCAGTTAAAAAACGCCTTCGATATTCTAGTAGGTTACGAGGGAAATCTATACATAGTCGAAATTAAGGACGGTTCTAAACCTCCTAGCGCAAGAAAGCTAACATCTGGTGAGCTTGAGTGCAAAGAACGCTTTGAGTCTGTAGGCGTTACATACCACGTAATTACAAGCGTGGAGGAAGCAATTTCTATGCTATCCTAGTACGATTTAAAAAAAAATCAATTTTTTCTGTTAAAAAGTTTGGTAGTTAAAAAACTATCACTACTTTTGATGACATCAAACAACGGGGGTAACCCACTAAAACAACAGAAAATGACTGCTTTAGAAAATCAAATCAACAAACTTTCAAAAAACGAAAGAGACTACTTTAACAAGTTAAACAAAATGGGTATTATAGGTGAGGATGCGTTAAGCCATGTGTTAATAGCATCTGCTACTGGATTGATAAAGAAGTAAAAACTGGGGCAACCATAAGAACGCCCCACAATAAAACAAACATGAAAGTTTACATAGAACTAGAACTAGAAGTAGATTACCACTTTGAAACCGATCATATCGCTGGATGGGAACATAGCGAAGAGGTACTACATATTGATGAGGTCAGTTGCGAGGAATACCCAGATTTAGACCTATCAGATTTTGACGATGAAATAACCAAACAAATAATTGAAAATGATTGACGAAGTAATAATCGAAATGAAGGCTAAGAAAATAAAGCCTATTCAGCTCATTGCTGAAACTGGTGTAAGCCAACAAACCTTTTACCGCTTTCTAAATGGAGGCAAGGTAAGCCAAAGAACAAAACAACTAATAATTGACTATTTAAACTTGAAGTGATGACTGAAAAAGAACTAGAACTAATTGAAATGATGGTTGACGAGTACCGAGAAACTCTCATATCAAAAGTGAATACCGCGCAAAGCATATCGCTAAACGAGGGCGGTGCTGAAGTTACATTTGATACTTACGCTAACGTAATAGCTAATTACTTCTGCGTAGATAAGGCTAAGATGTTATCAAAGAACACTAGGCTCACGGAGTATAAAATAGGGCGTCAGGTGCTTTGGTTTCTGTGTAGGTCAGGCGAGAGTCAACTACCTTACTCATTGCAGAGATTAGGTAATATGTCTGGAGGGTTTAACCATGCTACTGTTTTACATGGTACTAATAAAATAGCTGGAGAGCTTCCGTATGATAACAGTTTAATGAGTGACGTTAAACAGATATGTAAGATACTAGGTTTTCAGTTAATCAAAACAGGACGCAAACACACAACCGTTAGAGAGATATGAAACGATACCAGATAAGACGCTGGGATATGCGCAACACACTAAGAGTAAAAAAGTATCTTTTTCCTTTGTGGTTTATGATGAATTTAACTACATTTGGACTAATCTATTCAATGACAATAAACTAAATAAAATGAACTATCAAGAATTTTTAGAAAGTAAGCGACATTCTTTAGGGGAGTTTGGTTTTGATGCTAATTACATTCCCGATATGGCTTTTGACTTTCAGCGACACGTAATAGAAAAGGCGGTTAAAAAAGGGCGTATAGCTGTTTTCTTAGATACTGGTCTGGGTAAGACCTTAGTTCAGCTTTCAATAGCTCAGAACGTTGTGAACCATACTAATAAAAAAGTATTGATTCTAACCCCTTTAGCCGTTGCGTTTCAATTTATTCTGGAAGCTGAAAAGCTAGGTATAGATGACATTGAGTACTCAAAGGACGGCAAGCACACAAAGAAGATAGTTATCTGTAATTACGAAAGGTTGCACTATTTCGATAGTAATGATTTCGCTTGTGTTGTTTTAGATGAGAGCTCTATTTTAAAGAACTTTGACGGCAAGATTAAGAATCAGATAACTAGCTTTATAAAGAAAGTTCCTTATCGTTTCTTGAGTACGGCAACACCAAGCCCTAACGACTTTATTGAGTTGGGTACAAGCTCTGAGGCTTTAGGATATATGGGTTATATGGATATGCTGGGTAAGTTCTTTAAGAACAATCAAAACGACACAGGAGGTAGAAACAACATAGGCAACAAATTTTATCTAAAGCCACACGCGGAAAAAGACTTTTTTGCGTGGGTTAATCAATGGTCTATAATGGCAAAAATGCCGAGTGATTTAGGTTTTTCAGACAATCGTTATAAGCTACCTGAATTGAACGTAAATAGACACGTAGTAAAAAACCAGTCTTTAATAGATGTTGATGGTCAAATACAAATGTTTACACCGATAGCAAAGACAATGACAGAGGTTAGACACGAACAAAAGCAAACCGAGCAGAAAAGATGCGAAAAGGCTATTGAATTAGCTAACGGTAAAACCTCCGTATATTGGTGCAATACGAACGCTGAAAGCGCAATTCTAAAAGCTAATGATAGCGAAGCGGTTGAGATTATAGGTAGTCAATCAATAGATAAAAAAGAAGAGGCGTTACAAGCTTTTGCTAATGGAGAAATTAAGCGGCTAATAACAAAGGCTAAAATGACTGGAATGGGTTTAAATTGGCAGCATTGCAATCATTCGGTATTTTTTCCTACTTGGAGTTATGAGCAGTACTACCAAGCGGTTAGAAGGTTTTGGAGGTTCGGGCAGAAAAACGATGTTAATATTGATATGGTTATTTCAGACGGTCAAACAAGAGTTTTAGAAGCCTTGCAGCAAAAGACACAAAAAGCAATAGAACTACACAAGAGGCTAACAGAAAATGTAAACCGTTCATTTGTAGATGTACGAAAAGAGTTCAAAACAGAAATAGTAAAACCAACCTTTATATAAAAAGAAATGAAAGTAAAAGAACAAGAAGTTACCGATAACTGGGCGATATACAATGGTGATTGTATGGACTTACTGCCAACCCTAGAAAATGAAAGCATAGACCTGAGTATATACTCTCCTCCGTTTGCTAATCTTTACACTTATTCAAGCGATGCAAGAGACATGAGCAACGTGGATAGTAACGAGCAGTTTTACCAGCAATACGAATATCTTGTAAAAGAAATGGCAAGAGTTACAAAGAGCGGTAGAATTAACGCCATACATTGTACTGATTTATTTAAATATAACGGTGCTTTATATGATTTTCCAGCAGAAATAATAAAGCTACACGAAAAGTACGGGTTTACTTATATGAGTAAAATTACTATTTGGAAAGAGCCCTTAAAAGTTCGTATCAAAACAATGGTTCAATCTTTAATGCACAAATTTATAATAGAAGATAGTACTAAAAACTACCCAGCAATGCCTGACTATGTCATTTTGTTTAAAAAGAAAGGCGAAAACGAAGTACCAGTAACGCACCCTTTTGGTCTATCTAATTATGCTGGAGAACGCCCGATAATGCCTGAGACGGTCGGTATTTATAATAGAGCTAACGGAACTGACTTTACAACTCCTGATCAACTTTGGGAGTACGTAAAAAACAAATACAAAGACCACGAAGACCCAAAAACAAACAAATTGAGCCATATGATTTGGCAGCGTTACGCGAGTGCGTTATGGGATGACATACGCGTAGAGAACTGCCTACCATTTAAAGATTCAAAAGAAGACGATGACGAAAAGCACGTTACCCCAACTCAGTTAGATGTAATTGATAGGCTTGTTGAATTATATTCTAACCCTAACGAGGTTGTTTTAACGCCTTTTATGGGTGTTGGTTCGGAGGTATTCAGCTCCGTTTCAATGGGTCGAAAGGCTATCGGAATAGAGCTAAAAGATAGCTACTTTAAGCAAGCTAAATTAAATCTAAAAGAAGCTGAAAAGCGGTTTAGAGAATCAGTAAAACAAGCTAGCTTATTTTGAAAACTCCAGTAGCTAAAATTATAGACGGAATAGAGGACGGTTTGCAGTATAACAGTAATGTATATGCTGTAAACGTCCTCGGACGTCTTAAAGAGCTTGCAGAAGGCTTACTAGATGAAGAGCGTAGGGTTATTCAGTCAGCCTATGCCAACGGTTATTTAATGACCAAAAGCGCGAAGGAATACTATGAGGATACCTACGATAGAAAACAATTAACACTTTTTGAAGATGAGTAAAAGATTC